CCCATTCTGGAAAGAATTGAAAAAGTCTCGTCCTTATTTGACCAAGCAGCAATACTGCACGTTAAAAGGACAAGCTGTGAAAGGCAAAGTCAGAGACGCTCGAAAGGGCTTGCAGAAAATTTTGTACAGGAGGAATGGATGATGCAGACAACGAAAGATTTTCAACTGATTTCTGTGGAGAAGTTGATTCCATATGTGAACAATGCCAGAACGCATTCCAAGGAACAGATTTTGAAGCTGCGTTCCTCGCTGCGGGAATTTGGATTCATCAATCCGATTTTGATTGACCGCAATTACAACGTTCTGGCAGGACATGGAAGGCTGATGGCTGCTAAAGAAGAAGGTATTTCCGAAGTGCCCTGCGTGTATGTCGACCATCTGACCGAAGCTCAGAAGAAAGCATATGTGCTTGCGGACAATCGCATGGCGTTGGATGCCGGATGGGATGAGGAACTGCTCTCTGTCGAGATGTCGGAGTTGCAGGAGTTGGGCTTTGATTTGGAGCTTACCGGTTTTGATGAGAAGGAAATTGCAGACCTGTTTGCAACAGATGACGAAGCAAAAGAAGATGATTTTGACGTTGATAAAGCATCGGAACTTCCACCATTTGTAGAATCGAACGACATTTGGCTGCTTGGGAGACATCGGCTAATGTGCGGCGATTCCACAAAAGCTGAGGATGTACAGAAGCTGATGGATGGCAAAAAAGCGAATCTCTGCATCACAGACCCGCCGTATGGAATCGCAATCGGAACCGGTGCGGCATACCAAAATGCAAAAACCGACCGCACCATCATGAACGACAATCTGCCGGATGATGAATTTATCGATTTTCTCGTGAAAGCATTTTGCAACATGAAAAACAGTTTAATTCCCGGCGGTGTATTTTACATCTGGTACGCTTCCAGCAAAAGCCTTGTTTTCCTGAAAGCTCTGGAGCAAGCAGAGCTTACCATGCGGCAGAATCTCATCTGGGAAAAAGACCGATTTACCTTGGGACGGCAGGATTATCAGTGGTCATTCGAGCCCTGTATCTACAGTTGGGCAGAAGGTGCAGCCCATAAATTTTTTAACGACCGAAAGCAATCCACTGTGCTTCATTTTGACAGGCCGAAAGCGTCTAAGCTGCACAGCACCATGAAACCGCTTCCGCTGATTGGCTATCAGATGAAAAATTCTTCACAGGAAAATGGCATCGTGTTAGACTTGTTCGGAGGCAGCGGCACAACGCTAATTGCTTCTGAGCAGTTGAACCGTATCTGCCATACAATGGAACTTGACCAGAAATATGCTTCTGCCATCGTCAGACGCTACGTTGCCTTAAAAGGCGGTTCAAATTCAGATGTATTTGTTTTGCGAAACGGCGAAAAGCTGCCTTGCAGTGCGGTGCATGATTTCACTGCGGAGGAGTTGGATATTACAGATGGCAGCGTGGATGATGTGCAGAGAAGTGACCGCAACCCATGAGAATCGACCGCATCTGGGCAATGCCCAATAAATGGACATTTCAGATTCCGCCAATTGCAGCTTTGCTGAAAGAAGAGATGACAGGCGGCATTTGGATTGACCCATTTGCCGGAAAAAGCAGTCCTGCACATATCAAAAATGATTTGAATCCGAAGTGTTCCGCTGCGTATCACATGGATGCTTTGGAATTTTTGAAGCTCTTCGATAACGATTCTGCTGATGGCATTTTGTATGACCCGCCATATTCTCCTCGACAGGTGAGAGAATGTTATGATAATATTGACGGCAATATCAAGTGGGATGGCAAAGTGAATTTCTGGAGTGATACCAAAAATGAAATTGCAAGGATATTAAAGCCAAACGGAAAAGCAATTTGCTTCGGCTGGAACAGCATGGGCATTGGCAAGACAAGAGGATTTGCAATGAATCGTATTCTGCTTGTTCCGCACGGCGGTTCTCGAAATGATACCATTTGCACCGTTGGAATAAAAAGAGGTAATACATGAAACATAATACATTAACCCTCGGCAGTCTTTTTTCAGGCTCCGGAGCATTTGAACTCGCCGGATTGCTGGCAGGAATTCAGCCCATCTGGTCTTCAGAAGTTGCACCGTTTCCGATTCGAGTCACCACAAAACGGATGCCATTTGTAAAGCATTATGGCGATATTTCAAAATTGAATGGGGGTGATCTTGAGGCTGTCGATATTATCACATTCGGCAGTCCTTAGCTTTGTCAAGATTTATCAATTGCCGGAAAACGCACCGGCTTACACGGTTCTCGCTCCGGATTGTTTTTTCACGCAATCCGAATCATCAAAGAAATGAGAGATGCAACAAATGGAAAATATCCAAAATTCGCAGTCATGGAGAATGTCTCAGGAATCCTCTCAAGCTCCGGCGGTGAAGATTTCCGCTGCGTCCTTGAAGCGTTCTGCCGGATTAAAAATGAAACCATTACAATTCCTCGACCTGCGAAATGGACAGGGGCAGGACAGATTTTGGGAGACGATTTTTCCTTTGCATGGAGAATTATCGATGCCCAATACTTCGGAGTCGCCCAGAGACGCAGACGCTTGTTTCTTGTCGCAGATTTTACAGGTGAATGTGCCGGAAAAATATTATTTGAGTCCGAAGGCTTGTCAAGGTATTCTCCGCAGAGCTTCCGAACGTGGCAAGCAGCTGCCGGATATTTTGCGGATAGCGTTGGAACGTCAAGCTCATATTGTTTGATGGATCAAGGTGGCATTCGCATGGACGTTTCGCTGAATAAAACCGGAACACTCCGTGCTCAGGCAAATCATCCGCCTTGCGTTTTGGCGGAAGATGTACCAAAAACACTGAAGATTCGTTCCGGCTGTGAAGGTGGTGGAAAAGGTGCTTTGATTCAAGAAAACATTTCCGCTACGCTCGCCACCAACAACGACCAGACGCTGTTCGTCCCGAAAGCCTACGGTGTATGTGCCAGGCATAGCAACTCCATGCTGTCGGATAATCCGAATAGCGGGTTTTACGAAGCTCAGACTTCCCGAACTATCGACACATCCAATCAGTCACCGGATAAGAATCAAGGTGGCATAATTGTGCTGGAAGGCAATGGAAGCAGACCTTCTCATCGAGGTGACGGATACAAAGAATCCGAAACTATGTATACGTTAAATACCGTAGAAACGCACGCTATTTGCACCGAATATCTGGTTCGCCGACTGACTCCGCAGGAATGTGCTTTGTTGCAAGGTCTGCCGCCTTGGTGGTGCGAAAATTTGGAAATGGACAAGCCTACTGAAGACGAAATTACATACTGGCAAAGCGTCTGGAACGAATGGAACGCTTTGAACGGCAAACAGCCGAAGTCCCGAAATCAGGTCGTGAAATGGCTGCAAAATCCGCATTCTGATGCTGCGGAATACATGATGTACGGCAACGCCATCTGCATGAGCTGCGGATTTTTCGTCCTCTCCGGCATCGCCTATTTTGCAGAAAATCCGGACGTGTAAAAAGCACAAATCCAACCTCTAAAACCGCCGAATTTTCGGTAGGTTTAGCCGCTTGCATTGTGAGAAAAACAGAGGTAATATCGTAGTAATCCGAAAGGAAAAAACGAAACAGGAGGACGAGAATATGACCATTTTCTACAATTGCACCGGCACTCGCCGAAAGGAGCTTGTGACTGCCATCAGCGAAATCACCGGTGCAAAAGCGGAGTACCAGTTCATGCCAACCCAAGCCTATCAAATCGATTATTTCACAGTCGATAAAGACGGCAACCTTAGCTTTGACGACCGTGCCGACAGCGAGGAGATTGAATTTTTGATTGAGGAATTGCACCAACGTGGCTTTGTTGCGGAAAGCCCAAATCTGCTAACCATCGAGCTGCCAGAGGAGATGTTTGATGAAACGACTTTTGCCAACCTTGACCGCATTCTGGAAAATCGCCATGATTTAATCTGCCATGCTTTGCAGACAGATTCTTTGGCATATGAAAAGTCGGACGGCAAGGTGAAATTCCCTTGGTTCACCACAGGAGAACCGGAGGATGCCGAGGCGTACAGCCAATTCGTCACGGCATTGTGCAAAATGGCGAAAGAGCAAAAACGCATCAATCACAAGCCCTGCACCACCGACAACGAAAAATTCTCCTTCCGTTGCTTTTTAATCCGATTAGGCTTTGTCGGGAAAGAATTTTGGCAAACCAGAAAAGTATTGCTCCGGCATTTGACCGGCAGCTCCGCCTACCGCTTCGGCAATCCAAAAGGAGGTACTTCTGATGAAAACGCCCAGTCTGCAGGAGCTTG